TGAGTTTTCAGAATTTACAGTTTGTCTCATAAATGCATCTAAGACATCAATTGCTGCTGTGCTATCTGTTTGGTCAATATTATAAGATGTTGTACCTGCAACCATGGTTATGGTTTTTTCTTTTATAGTCCACTGGTTAAGACCACGGTTTGCCCATTCAGCCAACAATAAATTAAGACTTCTTCTAGCTGTTCTTAGGTCGTAAGCAGTTCTTAGCTCTAAGCCACACCTTTCAAACGCCTCTTCAATGTAATCGGCTACATCTAGTTCAAAGTTTTTTGAGCCTGATACTGCCATAATTTACTTCTTAAGTTTTCCGCCTCTACCAAGTTTTTTAACACCTGCTTTGCCACCCATACGCATTTTTTTAACGCCTGCTTTGCCGCCACCCATCATCTTTACAACACCTGATTTTGGCATAGCTCCACCGCCTGCCATTTTAACAACACTGCTGTCTTTCATGGATTTAGCTAATTCAGATTTATCTGAGTTTGACAATCCGCCTACTAACTTCTTAAGACCTTTTAATGATTTTGCCATTATTTACTCCTTCTATTTAAAATATTTTGGAAATCTTCTACATTCCAATTATTATAATAACCTATTTTTTGCAATCTTTCAGACGCTTTGTTTAATTCATCTAATCTTTGCATAAAGACCATATTATAGCTTTCTTCAAAATGTGGTTCAAAATGTTCTTGCTCTACCACTTCTTTTGCTTCATGGTCTTGATGAAACCCCATTACCCAAAGGTTATGCGGTTGCAAGTAAGAGTTTAACATCAATATTCTGCTGTCAAAATGAAAAGCATCAACATCCATGTTTAAATCGCAATATATAACAACATCCTTATCTTTGGGAAAATCTTTACTTATGTCAATTAAATCTGTCCAATGAATACATTGAGATAAAATTACATTTACCTTTTCTTTTTCCCATGTTTTTTTAGCAAAAGGACATACAGGGTCTTCAGTTTCTAAAACCTCTTTTGACCAATCTCTAATTTCTTCCTTTATGGAAGCCTGCGTAATCATTTTGTAAATGTTTTTACATTAGTTGGCTTACCACCAACTCCTTGTTTTTTTGACCTTTTTCTACTTACTGCTGATTTTTTTTCTGACTTGGACATTCTATTAGCAACTGCTTTGGGTACGCATTTAGGGTATTTTCTTTTAGAGCCTTTGGTTTTTTTTCTACCACAACTCTCATAGCCACCACCCTTTTTTGGTGAGCCTATGTCAACCCATTCTTCTTTAAACCACTTACCTAAACCCATTACCTACCACGCATTTTGGTAACTTTTCTTCTAGGCTCCATGACAGCACCACAACCCTTTGCTATAAAACCACCTGTGCTTGCCTTTATGACACCACCTGTTGCAGCTTTTTTAGCTCCGAGTATTACCGCCTCTTTTCTTGTATGTTTTTACAAGCCAAGCATTTGCATAAGCAGACGGGTAAACGTCAAATTTTCTTTTTGCTTCTGATTTTACTTTGCTATATAAACTTTTATTGGTTACATTGCTTGGTGTTTTTGATTTAGCCATTAGCACTTCCACCTTTTTCTTGCTTGCCTAATTCTTGAATTAGGGTCGTTTCTAGTTTTAGCAGAGCTACGCTTTAATTGTCCTAAAGACCTTGCGCAATAAGACTTACGTCTTTTAGCTGCCTTGCTACCTTTTTTAACTTTGCCTGTTACGGCTGTTTTGAGCTTTGACCCGGGATTAGCCTTTCTATAAGCTTTCACACCTTTCTTGGTCATGCCCGCACCTGACTTGGTAGGGCGGTAATTACCGCCCTTTCCAGTCGTCTTCTTTATAGGCTTGGCTTTTTTTCTAGGCTTTTTTACTGCCATGAGAAATTTTAACCGTAGTTCTTAATAAGTGTAAGGACTATGACATAGGTATCACCACTGGTATGACCAGTTGTGGTTAAGGCTATGTCTCCAGTTTTTCCACTAGCTGCAGCAGTATTTAAAATACCACCAAACTCAGAAAAATCTTCTGAATCTGCATAGTCAGAGTTTAGGTCCCAACACACAGTATTGGTGTCAGCAACCCATAAGAGCCTTGCACTCATGCCAAAAGTAGAATAAACAATCTTTCCAAGCTTTACGCCTGTGCATGCTTGCCCATTACTACTTGATGATAAGGCGCTTACATCTACTTTGGTGACAGCAGACTCGCCTGTGCCATCAGAGGTATTTGTAAGCTGAATTACAGCCAGTCTTTCACCATCTACTATAGTTGTTGATGTTACTGCATCTGCCATAATCTACTCCTTATGCGTCAGCAAATGGTGTTACTATTGTTCCTGAACCAACTAATAATGAATCATGAACAAGGTATGTAGCTGTATCAATAGCTGTAACCTGTACAACACTACCGACTATACCGCCCTTTGTAGAACCATTTAAAGTCATAACATCATTAGTAGCGCCCGGTACAAAAGCTTTTTTTGCTCCATCGTCTACAGCGACAATTACTGCGCCTTTAAACTTGTCAGTACCATCGGTTAAGATGTCTAAGTCTGTTGCTGCTGTTTCTATATAGAAATAGAAAGAAGCGCCAATGTTATTAGCCTGATTAGGGTCTGTTGGGTCGCTTGGTGTTGTTGTAACAATTGATGGTAAAGTGAATTTACCGTCTGCATCATTACATAATAAAATTTTGCCTGCATGTGAATCAACAGTTAGTGTTGTATCTGCTGTTAAGCTAACACTGCTGTTTACACCTGCTGTAATAAATCCTGCCAATGACTTGACTGGACCTGAGAATGTTGATTTTGCCATAATTTCCTCCTAAGGAAATAAGTCTTACCATCTTGGCTTGTCTGCTAGGTCAGTTGGTAAAACAAGTTAATTAATCCTAGTCTATTGATTGTATATTAGTTTTAGCAATAAAAAAAGGGAGCCGAAGCTCCCCTTATTGGTTTTAAGAACCTTAAGCTCCTTGAGAACCAAAAACTCCACGCCAGTTAGAGACACCAAATGAGTATCTTTCTCTAGCTCTATACCTAATGTTACCTGTTGAAAATTCAGGTTCCATAGAAGTTTCCATTCCTGTTCTATTGAACATTTTTAGACCTTCTCCATCTGCATTAACCGATGTCATAATGAAATAAGCATCAGGGTCATTTAGATAATGGTTTACGCTGAAACCATTTGGTATTGAAGATTGGTTTTTAATTGAGTTAATGTCATTATCTGATGTTGACACTCTACCCGGAGTATTTAAAAGTCTATCCGCAATAAATGTTAATTGTGGTGGGACGATTAATTTATCAGGTCTAACTGCAATAGTTAGGTTTCTGTCATCAACAAATGTTGATATATCAATTATATTATCTTCAAGTGAAGTTTCATTTAAGTCAGCCATTGTTGTAGCTCTGTTACGAGCTGTTCCACCACCCGCTAACGGATGTGCTGTGGATATTAATTGCTGTCCATCACCAATAGCAAAGTTAGCATCGAACGCATTGTTTAATACGTTTGCTCCTTTTACTTCTTTGGTGTGCTGCATTGAACGTGCCAATGCTTTTGTGTATCTTCTACCTAATTGGTCATACAGGTTATCTTCAATAGCTTCTTCAGTTAAAGCAAAAGCAAGAGCCACAGTTTCGTGTGTATATCTCGCTGTATAGCCTTCTGAAGCACTATCAAAATTAACGCCTGCACCCTCTTCCTTGACAGGAGCTGCACCAAATCCAACTACAAGCACTTCTTCTTCAAAAGCTCTATCAGAGTCTTCTATAGAATATAGTTCTTTGTATTCTTCATTGTTTTCGTCATATTCAAGTCCAAAAAGTGCATTTAGACCGGGTTCTAATTCTTTCGCTAATTGCGACCTACTTATAGCCATCTAATTACTCCTTATGCTAAGCCTGCGCCTTTAACGCCTGCTATATGATTTTGAATTACAACTAGAACATTTGTGTTTGCTGAAGCAACGTCTGAGTTATCAGGGTCTTGACTAATGTCAATAGCTTTCAGAGGCAAATTTGTTGAAGTTGCACCTGTTGTTACGTCTAATTCTGCTCCTGAAATACCTGTATAGGTGCTACCTGAGTTTGTGTAGACAATATCAAAATTACCAAACAAATCAGCCACTGGGAAAGTGTCGTCTGCTTGAATCTCGAAGACCGTATTAGGGTCATCATGTATAAAAGCAATTATGTCTGAAGCATTAGTGCTTGCAGGGTAATAATTACTAAATACTTGCTCTGATGTTGTTGGGTCTGTGTACATACAGCCATTGAATACGCCAACTATAGGAACCGTACCGCCATCTGCGTGAATTTCAACAGTACCACCAGTAACTTGCATTACTAGGTCGCCTTGAA